GAGCTATCTCCACCAAACCTAGCAACATCAACACCCCAAACGATAGGCTCGCTTGCGGCGAGGGAGACATCTCTATCGACTGCGCTTTTAATTAGTTCCATTGGTATAACAGTATCATCATCCGCGGATGGAAACTCGCCCATCACCTCCACGCGCGCAACGGTAGAATCTTCGCCGTACTGCTCAATCATCTTGTTGAAGAGTTCCTTGTCCGTGCCTTCAACCGTGCGTGAGTCGATCTGCTCGTTCTTCCAGAATGGTTTTGCGCTATGGAAGGAATCGTAGAAAGGTCCTTGATTCCTGCGTGGGTTGGAGAAAGTAAACCAAAATCTGTTAGGCGTGGGTTCGGAGAAGAAACCCTCGCTGACTGAATAAATAGGAGAAGGAATACCTGATGCTTCATCCATAATCAAGCATACGCCGTAAGATGAATGGATGCCTGCAAACGCATCTGGGTTTTCCTCGCTCCATAACTGTGCTTGGGCATAATAATAACCAGTATCTATTTTTAAGTCTCGCTCTAAAGCCTCATCAAACCATGGTGCTGGTTTTATGGTTGTAGCGGTCTTTGACCACCAATGAGAATTAATAGATAGCGTGAGCCATTTACCTAGCTCTGCCCATGTTCTACTTCTTAACTGTTGTTCGGTGTTAGCAGTAACAATTATTGTTGATCCTAACCTTGTTGATAACATCCAAAGAATAATCCAAGCAACTAAAGCTGATTTACCAATACCACGACCTGAAGCAACTGCCATTCTAAACATCTCTGGTAAATCTTTAACACCATTACGTTGAATGTGTATTGTCATTTCTCTCAAAATTTTTTCCTGCCACTTCCTTGGTCCTTTAAAGTCTTCGAGGGGGGTGTCCTTCATTCCCCATGGGAAGGCGAATTTGACGAAGTTTAATGGATTGTCTTTGATTACTGGTGACCAAAGCTCAGTCATTAATAGTTTTTCTTCTTCTGGTTTATATTTCATTAAAATTACCTACAAAAAATTATCGCAACAGTTCCATGTACTGTACCCCGCCGCTCACGCAAGACAGGGGGTCTAAATGATAGTAAGTACTAACTAACATTATGTAAGTAAGTGCCTACTATCGCTGTATGCGTTGCTGTTACGCCATGCATGAACGCATGAACGCGTGAGTCCATGCAAGAACGCACAACCTTTTAATGCATTGCTAATATATGCACGCTTGCTCGCGTGCTTGCTAGCGTTAGTCTTTAGCATCTTTTAAGTTTAGCGTTTCATGTTCTATTGTTTCGCCTTGGATTATTCTATTGCTTGCGTGCGTGAGTGCATCTTTAAGGTTGAGCGTATGTTTTACTTCTTGGCGGTCGCTCCATTCATCTGGAGATCTATTCTTTAAGTAAAATTGTATTGCTTGAAAGTTGCCCTCGTGTATTTGTTCCATTAATTTGAATGTTGCTACTTTCATTCCTTTTGCTTTTCCTTTCTCTAATGCGTCCGAGATTTCCTTTTTTCTTTTTCTGTTCTTGTTGAATGTGTCCCACCCAATACCAAGTGTTCTACATATATCCATGATTCCCAAGCCTTGAGATGCTAACATCTCTACTTGTTCAGCATCAATAATAATCTTTTTGCGTCCTGGCTTTCCGCTTGGCATTTTACCCATAATCCGTTTAATTATAGTATGTTTATGCTTTTTTTATCTTGTTTTGAATAGTATTAATTAAATTAATTATATTTTTATGCGTTAAAGTGTTGCAATTTGCGTATGATAGAGTATATTAATAATTACTAGGTTTAATTATCTAGCATTTACGGAGAAAAAAACTATGAATACACAATATACAGAGTATGTTATTTGGGGAGTTAAACCAGAGGACAAAAAGAAACCAGAATATTTACAGGAAAGTATTTTGCAAACAGAGTGCATGGGCCAAGTCATTACTAATAAAGAAATGGCGGACAGAATAGCAGACCTTTACGAAGCAGAGGGATGCTCTAAAGTAAGAATCCAGGCTATACCTTTTTATAAGGGTTGTGAGTCTGACTTAGCTAAACAATTTATGGGGGAAAAATAATTAACTAACCCAACCCCCAACCACCTAAGCCACTCTTTTGTGGCTTTTCGTGGTAGAAGCTGAGCAATAATGCGAAGCAATACGGAGAAAAAAACAATGAATATTAGTAGAAAAGAATTAGCAAAAAAATGGACTAAAGAGCATATAAATAATATTAATAATATATTTAATACAGATATAGACTCTTATGACTATGATCTATTATTAGAGTTAGAAGAATATGCACATGATAAGGCGGAACAGTTTTGCGAATACTATGAAGAAGCATGGGTTGAAGCTGAAGAAGAATATATATTAAATAAACTATTTAAGATATTAAATGTTGCACATAATAAAAATGTTTTTTGGAACAGAGACCCAAGAGGCTATTCACTAAAAATAGAAGATGATTATATTAGGGATAATAAATTAGATATTTGGCGTGATATGGGCGGTTATGGAATTATAGCCCCAGTTATAAAAGGATAAAGGGGAAACAATGAAATACCAGATAATAATAAACAATGGAACTCTTAAAGGTTTTATAGCCTTTAAGGGTCCATGCCTTGCAACCATGCAAGATAAATATAAACGCCTAGAACAACAAGGCCATAAATTAAAACTTATAAGGGGTAAATAATGAATGAAGTAAAAGATTATCAATATGTAAGTGTTTCTAATATTACATTTCATTTATCTGACGATGAGGGGAATATATTAGAAAACAAGGACGGAACTATCAAAGAATTTTATTTTAAAGGAAGATTGAAGCCCTTAGAATATCTTTGTGAAGATATGACTGTTGAAGATTTAGAGGCGGTTACACAATGAACATAAACGAAAAAGAAAAACTTAACGAAGTCATAAACGAACTAAGCGAAGCAATAGAGCAATATGAGTCTTTAAATGAAACATGGTTTACATCTTGTTTAGAAGATAAAGAATATAGTTTGCTAATTGGTGCATTGATACCTCTTGCATCTATGCAAAGGGCAAATGAAAAACTACAGCAATTATGGGTGACACAATGACACAGCCAAATCAAAACGCGTTAAAGAAACTTAAAAGAAAATACCCAGGCTTGCCAGTCGTGGGAGGTCCTAAAGATTGGGAACGCATTGAAAAGATGTTGAGCAAGGATGACTTAAAACTATATAAACTAATAACCAAAAGGGGGCAAGACTAATGACAATATTAATACATAAAACAGAAGCGTCAAGACTAGCTTATGAGGTTAGTAAGCTTAATGTTCAAGAGATATGGGAGTTTGTAGATACACTTAAAAACCTTGAAGATATTACACATGCCACAGGTCAAGGTAATTTTAATTTTTCAGCAGTAAAGCAAAGAATTGCATTTAACGAATATAAGGGGGACTAATGGACATTCAACTATTACCAATATTAATTTTTATAGCGTTCTGTCTTTATGCAGTCGCGCTAATCATTAAGGATAGAGACCAATGATATTTTCTATAAACATAAACGGAAATATTGTTGATTGGTGTTATAACTTAGACTGCCAGGACAAGCAATATTATAAAACATGGATTCCTAAATTAAGGGATATCCAGATAATAACCAAAGATCTAAACGGCCTAACAATTAGCGAGGTTAAAAAGATAATCTTAGAAGATATACAACCAGATATAACCATGGTTAAAGAACATAATAATAAACTAGCGAGAGCGAGGAGAATGGGGACATGAATACAGACTATTTAATTAAAGTAGAGATAAAAGCAACAACAGACGGAATATTTCCGAACGATGTTAAACAGATAACTCATGCGGACATACAATTTTATGCACCGATTGATGAAACCAAAAACAAAGCGTTTCATAAAGCAAAAGACAATCTTTTAAAAGCAGTTAAAGAAATGTACTCTTTTGAAGATGAGCAACAAGTAGATGTTTCAATTAAATATATTTATGACGGAGTAAATAACCAATGAAATACCAATACGATTATAAAGTAAAACTTAATTGGCAAGATTCGTCTACTGTAGAGGGAAGCGATAAAAATGACGCTTATAAAAGAGCGTACGGACTTATTAAATATGCAATTAAACATGATATTTTAGATGTTAAAGACTTGCTTGATGTAGAAATTACCAAGTTTATACCAGAAAAAAGATACACTAACTGTAAGTATTGCGGAACATCAATAATACATGATAACAAGGGTAGACCTAAAAAATATTGCAACGCATCACATAAAAATATGTATAACTTTAAAAAGAAAAAAGGGGGAAACAAAAATGTTAACGAAACTAATTAACTTATTTAAAAAAGAAAAAATAGATTACACACCAAAAGAGGAATGCAAAGGCCTATCTTATGCTATGGCGGAACATAAATACGCTTGCCATTTAAGAGATCATTTTGGTTTAGTTGGGGAAATTGAATACCCAAACGAACAAGCATCTAAGCAACACAGAGACGGCACATGGCTTTTATTATCAATAACAGGGGTAAGGCTAGGGACAGTCTCTAATAATGGAACTGTGAGGACGACATGAAGCGAGAGGACATACCCAAACACCTTAGACATTTAACCAAAGAACAGCTAAAAGCATTGTTCTATTTATTTAGGAATCCAGTATGAGTAATCACTACAACGAGCAACATAACGAGCAAGAACTAGAAAACATACAAAGCTATGTACTAGAGCAAGATAGAAAAGGCCTATTAGAAAAGCAAATAACAGATATGGTTATAACTTACGGCTTGCACCCAGACGATGACCGAGATGCAATACTTGAACACATAGCGGAAAGTATTTTTTACGAGCAAACAATTGGAGATCTAGTCTAATGGGTAAAGGATCAGGAAGGCGCATAGAAGATATAAACAAGATACGCAATAACTGGGATAGTATTTTTAAAAAACGCGACAAGAAACAAATAACCCAAGTAACAATTGAATTTGAAATGCCAGGTAACCCAAGCATAAACGACATGAACAACCATGTTGAAAAAATGTTAAAAGAGAATAAAATTGTTTATACAACCATAACCAAATATATTTAATGCTTGAACTGATTATTAAAATACTATTATCGCTATCTGGAGTATTCGCACTCATGCTACTACTAACCTCATTAGCAATAGTAATAATCGACCGCAAGCAATAAGTTACGACTAGCGAGAGTGTCATTACTCTCCGTAGATGACAAACCCCCCTATAAGTCTCTCGCTAGTCACTCTCAATCGTGACAAAAACAATCCATACTTTCATCATCAAAAGGAAATTCTTGTTGCATATCAACTAATGGTATTAATTCTCTATAACTTGGTCTATCTTTTCTAAATCTATTATTGAATCGTTCTTCAGTCTCCGCCCACCAAATAGCTTTACTTTTATCTTCTTTAATAATTTGTGTAATCTTTTTGTAACTTTTCAAAAAACATAAATCACAATTACCATGAGGAGTTTCGTTGTCTATGATAGGCAAGTTAAGATCAAAGTTTTGTTTTCTCCAGAAATCATTAACTGTTTCTTTTGTAACCCTTGCATTATACAAAGGCGTTAAATTAAATTTCTTTTGTGTATTTTTAGATTTTTGTCTTGCTACTCTTCTTGGCTCATCATATCTAAGACCAAGAACAGTATCATATATTTTTATACCTTGCTGTTTCATGTAATCATTAATTCTTACAACCTTTAATTTATCAGTACAAAATCTAGCAACTGGATTTGGTAAAAGAGCTGAATCTTTATCATATTTACCTGGAGTATTTTTTTCAGTTCTGGTTTTAAAATATTGAATCATTTTGGTAAATGGCTCACCGTTTCTACTTGCTGTATCGTAATTAACAATTTTGGTTATTTGTTCTTCTCCTCCCTCCCAATCAAACTCTAACCAAACAATATTAACACCCCATTTTTCTTCGCAATCTCTAACAAAGTCTAAAGTTTCTGGACATTCTTTACCAGTATTTGCAAATATTACATGAACATCACTCGGCAGTTTCCCATTATGTGCCTGCAATACATGGTATAAAAGATATGCCGATGTCCTGCCACCACTAAAACTAATTAATGCTGGGCCTTCTATTTTATATGGATTCATAATTTACTCCTTTGTTTTTATTATACTTCACACGCCTCCACACGCACGCTGGTCAATTCTTTTATAAAACTCTAGGTAACTGACCACTTTACCCTTATAATGAATCTACAGAGCCTAGGCGTATCTATA